TCGCTGTCGCCTTCAAGCAAAGTACAATAAACTCTGAGAACATCATCATATTCTGTCGTCCAATCATTATCGTGGAATTGTTCAATAGTAATCGAAGGGTGCTTTTCAATGATGGTGCGTATCTCATTTATGTGTGCTGTCGCTCGACCGCGAAAATCCGCTACACTTTTAAGCGTCCGAATGTCGCTATCCAGTCCTTCTTTAAGTTTCCTTATTTTAGACTCCTGCACTTCTATCTTTTCTTTTGCGGTTTTAATTTTATTTTCTAGTTCGGTCTTTACTATTTTGTCAAAGCGGTCAAGTTTTGATTGCCTGTAACATTTTTGTAATACTTTTACTGAGTTGTTCATGTCGTTCTCCAGTTTATTAGTTGTGTTGTTCATGTTACTCCGCACAAAAATCATCATAGTCAACGCTGATCATCAGCTTACATTTTCCTCCAATACTTACTAGCACATTAAATCCACAGCCACCTAAGTCGATGGGGTCTTGAATACTACTTAGCACCTCCACATCGACCCCAGTCACATCCAAATATTCCAACTCACTGTTTTCTAAGTCCCATACGGGAACCATTTCATTACTCATGTCGTACTCCTTAGATTTACTTCATTAACTAAAATATACTAGTCACTGCGGGTCGTCAACAATTATTTTCTTGCTCACAATCCTAAACACCGCCCTCCTTCAGTTAAAATTAAATGACCGTTGCCTCTCGTGCCTCGTTACTTACCTCCTCCGAATAGTTTCTTAAGTATCTTGCTAGACTCACGGAACGCCTCGATCTGTGGCAGGAATAGCGCCGGGTTTTTATTAACGTGCCCCTGTATTAACTCTAGCTCCCTACCGTGTGTCTCGTTGTTAACGAAGGCGTATAGCTTATCTAGTAGACGGTTACTTACCCCTCGACTCAAAACCAGTCGCTCTTCTTCTAGTCGCACCTTAATATCTCTCTGGTTCATATCGTTTCCGCCTTGGTTTCAAAGGTATAGCCCAGATTCTTGGCTATTGCGACGGTGCCTGCAGTGAGTGTTTCGTTACCCGCCAGCCGAGCGATGAGCCGGCTCTTGTTGCAGGCAGGGTAGACCAAAGCGTTACCGTATACCTGTTTCTTCTCAACAATTAGTCGCATAGTATTCTCCTTATTAGTTGTGGGAAATCCTGCCTTAGTGCTGTTATAAATCATCGTTGCTATATCACTCATGTTACTTCTCCTTGTTATCATTTAAGATATGTATTTCAGTGTCCGGCCTAATCCTTAGTTCTGGATCCCACATGTCCTCCTCTCGCTCGTCATTAAAGTCTAACTCAATATCAAAAGATAATAGGTCACAGTCCCCCTCGGATTTCCCTAGCCATCGATCAACTAAATCATAGCAGTCCTCATCTACACCCCGAAAGCCTGTAGCCCTATTAACATTATCATCTAGCGTGACAATCCCATGATCTATAAAGAACGGTATATCTAAATCCGATATGCGTTGGGGATCAAAAGCATCGTCAGTCCATACCGCCCAACAATTTAATGTTATCCCATCAGGCGGTGAGGTTAGCTTACTAGTATGTTCCCGCACCAATTTCTGCACCTCGCTCTGTACACTTTCTCCATCATTAATATCTACTACAATATCTACTACTATGTCGTTACTCATCTTCAACCTCCGTCACTTGAAACCTTTTAGATTCGCCAGTCGTGTCGGTCTCCCTTGTTCCGTCCGGCATGGTAATAACAGGATATATAGTAAGCATAAGCCCACCGTTGGAATCATCAATATAAAAATTTAGATCGACTAAATCCCCATTTTCTGTTTCTATTTCAGCCCAACTATCATAGGGCCATTCAAAGACTTTACTCATCTTCACTCTCCTTTAAAAATTCTCTGCGGACAATGCTGTCCTCTAGATAGATAGTTTGTTTCGTATCCGTGTTCCCACAGTGGGGGCATTTCTCAATTGTGTTGTCAGGATTTTCTGCATACAAATCTTCACATTTTAAACAACAAATTACTTGCTTATCCATATCATTCTCCTTGGTTTTTCTTTGGTTATGCTACTTGTAGCGTTGGTATTAGTGATGCGGTCTTAAACTTCTTTGCATTTGTCCCATGTATTGTTACAACAATAGAGGGTGCCTCCGATACCCTCGATTCTTTCTTGCCGGTGTTACATAGCCCACAGTCTATACATTGAACACCGCCAGACTCGAAGGCGCAGGGTATCTCATTGGGGTATAGATTGTCGTTGGGGTTGGCTACCCTGAACGTGCGGTAGTTCATGTCGTGATACTTCTTAGCTTGCTTGGGGCTGTCTGCCGACACCATGCAGAGCGTAGCTATCCTTGGATCAAAGTTCTTATGCTCTACTTGATGCGTATATCCCGTGGTACTCATAGATAGCTTGGCGATAGGCTCAAGACATTCGAAAGGGACGCAGGCAGGATCTCCATAAGCACCGAACCTTGTCTTTCTCCACCGCAATAACTCACCATGAATCTCTGGATCGAATACAGGGTACAGTCCTCTCTTATATGACTTGTAGACTTGAAGGGGGGCTTGTCCTAGATTGACGTAGCATGATCCCTTCTTACCCTTATGTCTTCTATGAAGACAATTGCCACAGACAGACTCATCAAGCCCTTCTTTTTCTGCTGTTACAGGGTCTACATCGGATCGCATAAACCATACCTGAGTCATGTTACCTGTCTTCATATTGCCAGACTCGAAGGTTAGTATAGCTACTACTTCTTTGCCATCTATCCTACTTTTTCCTAGGTATATGATGACACCTTTAGGTGCTTTCTTTTTCATATTGTTTCTCCTCGGTTTAAAGTTGCCCCCTTGAGGGGGCTTAGGTTGGTGTTATGCCGCTTGTTGCTCCCGTTTTTATGGCTACCTCCTCTTTAAGAATATCGAACTCAATAAAACTTATATCGGTGCTACATCGGCCGAGCTTTTCAATAACCCTCTTACTCATAGAGCCGTGATGCTTGCGAAACTCCGGCGCGGTTGCCGCTAGACCTAGCGCATTGTTTATAGCTACCTTGGCTATTACTAGCTGTTCTCGTTGGACTCGTAGAGCCTCTAATTTTTCTATCGTAGTCATGTTGTACTCCTCAGTTTTAAAGTAGCCCCCTTGAGGGGGCGTTGGTTGGTGTTATGCCGCTTGTTTCTCTTCTTGTTTGTACTCAACTCCTAGTACAAAGTCGCTTGCTTTCTGTGCTAACCCGAAGGCTTTGACTATCACTTTCTTATCCTTCTTGAGCACTTCCACCCAGTGATTCAGGTATTGAGCATTGGATGGGCTTGGCTCTGGTTTAACATCGAGCATACTACATAAGAATACAGATCCTATCTCTGCTACCAGTTCCTCAAAGGCATAGGCTCCATCTCCGAATCTTCCTGAGAAGTCCCTTGCTAGTCTGTCCTTATGTCCTGTCCAATGAGTTAACTCATGGAGTAGGGTGCCGTAGTATGCTTCCTCGGCAGTATCATAGTTAGTGTCTACGAAGGACTCTTTCTTTGGCATCTTGATCCTATCAAACGTCGGCATGAAGCAGGCTGTATCTCCTCTATGTACTATCGAGGCTCCCGTTGATTTCACTGCTTGCTCTGCAAGGATGTTGCAGAATACATCTGGCTTGGTGTTATCCTCTTCCAGTGTCTTACCTTCATACCCTTCCACTTGGTCAGCGTTAAAGACATAGTGATACTTAAGATTAGGTATTATCTTCTCTATCTCTTCTCCCTGCTTATCTTCAGTCTTTATCTTGATCATATTGAAGTAGGTTATCAGCGTTCCCTTCTCTCCTTTCTTTATCTGATAGCCTCCGGCTTCTGCTTGGTTGTAAGTCATAAATTCCCCTGAAGTCCAACCTTTTACATGGATCATATGACTCAGCAAGAATATATTAAGCCCCCTATAAGAGCGGCTTGTTATAGCGTTCCGAAGTGTCCCTCCCTTCGCTGTATTTTTCCATGGTTTGCACCAATCGGTGCCGTGTTGTTCCATCGATTCAACTATCTTGTCAGTGATCAGTTGGTATACATCAACCTTTACTTTCTTCTTAAAGTTTTTCATAGTCTTATTACCTGTAGTTTTAGTTGTGTTTTTCATATCGTACTCCTTGGTTTAAAGTAGCCCCCTTGAGGGGGCTTTGGTTGGTTGGGTTATACCCATTTACGAGCGGTCTGTAGTTGGCTGTCCCAATGGGGTTTGAAGGTAGCCTTCACCCTCTCTCCGAAGTATTCTTCGGCTTCGACTAGCATCTCAAGGCGATTGTTTGCAGTCAGCATGTAGTAACCTCCGTTACTAGCGGCGAAGGCTTCGTTGTCTTCAGCGTATGTGTTCCCGCCGTTGTCATTTTCATTGCCTCCATCTCTAGAGATGTTCCAGACTACATACTCGCCATAATCTCCCTTACTTATGTAACAGAGGGCGACTCCAATTGTCCAATTGGGACAGTATGTCGTTGGCTCTACTTGGGTAAATACCTTAAGTATTTCAGCGCCCCGATTGTATCGGATGTCGAAACCAAAGTTTCTTAGGTTTTTCTCCGTCTGATAGCTTACTAACTCCATAATATTCTCCTTGGTGTTGTCGATGGTGTTGTTTAAATCTTCCATAAATTGCTCCGTAGTTTTATTAGTGAATGTTGAATCTTCCATAATATTCTCCTTTAGTTTACTAATAATCCCCTGTTCCAGTTCCTATCTGTAAAGTTAGAATTAAGAACAGAATTTGGGGAATGAAAAACCGCTGAAAGCCCTAAGTTTGCTAGGGTCTATATATATATATATATAATATTTTATTAATTGTTCTATTGTTCTTCTCTTTTTTAAGGACAATACCTTTTGCCAACACCGCGCTAAAGGCTTAAGTCTTTAGTTAAGATATAAAAACCCTAGTGTCCTATGAAAAAGGTTGGAACAATAGAACAATCCTTATATATCAAGGTACTTACGTTCAAAAATCAGGAACAAAGTTCCCTAGGTTTTTGAGAACAATTGATTTTGTAGGAAAAACCTCCGGTTTCATCTGTCTGTCTGCTTTAGCAGATCCGGAGGCTGTCCTATCGAATAACCTGAAGCTCAAGCTTCAGCCTCAAGTCTTAGTTCTTGCTCTGCAAGAAGCTCATCGGACTCTTCTTCTTCGAAGAAGCCTTCGGCTTCCAGTTGCATCTCAAGATCTTCCAGATCTTGGTTATCCTTGAGTTCGATCTGCCGAGTGACATCCTGCTCTGCAGGATCCTTGGTGGATTCTAGTTCATCGAAGAAGCCTTCGGCTTCTAACTGCAACTCGAGATCTTTCAGATCTCTTGTGTCTAAATCATCCGAACAACTTATATTTAAATTTGACATGGTAGTACTCCTAAGTATTTGATTTATATATATTTAATTTAATATCTACTCGCTGATGCTTTCGATGTCTAAATATTCTCAGCTTTTTCTTAATTTGTCAAGTTCGAGGCGTGGCGCGGGTTTCAGAGCGATTGAATTTGGGTTTTTAGAGCAAAAACGGTCATTTGGGCACCCGACCTAGGGGCAACCGCCCCAAATTTTTCATACGCGCCCACGCGCCCCTTACATTGTAATCCGCTCAAATAATCCCAAATAATTTGTAAACCCGCGATTTTACTTCCGTTTCTACTACTACCCCCCTAAGTTTACAAAAGGCAATCTAAAAAAATATTTCGCAAAAATTTGTCAAATCCACGTAGCCTAGGTATACTCGGATTCCTAAGCTGCAAATAACCCAGGTGTAACAGCGACACATGTCAAAACTTGATAGAGAACCAACGTCAGCCGAGCTAGATGAACTAGAAGAGGGAGCAACCGTATCTGCGGCCATCATTCCTAACATAGACGACGACGTGCCCATTCCTAAAAACGCTAGGTCAGCTCTGCCTGATATGTCCCCCCAGGACGAACTATCGATGCGAGCGCAGACAATTAAACTAGTAAGCGATCTGGCAGAAGAAATAATAGAACCCACAACAGAAGACATAGAACAAGCAGAGAGTTTGGCAAAAGAAATTATGGGAAACCCTGAGTTGAAGCCTGAGTTCGGTAGCTACCCGAACGAGACTATTGCCTATCTAGCAGGATTAGTATCACAGACGAGCCATATGGTAGCTAAAGACCTGGCCGACATTAAACTCTCAGTTCTTAATGGACTACTTCAAGAAGCCTCGATGGCAAAAACCTCAAGAGAACGCATATCTGCCTGGAGCAAGATAGGTGAGATCGATGGTGTCGATGCCTTTAAAAAGAAAACAGAGATTACTCACATAACAAAATCTGGTGACGAGCTAGAGAAAGAAATAATGGCAACAATAAACTCACTTAAGAGTAAAGTAATTGAGGGTGAGCACAGGATAGTTAAAGATGATTAGCTATGACGACCTAGAGTTGCTACAGAATGCATTACCCGACATGTCTGAGAAAGATAGACAGAGAAGCCTAACGTTGCTACAACAGTATCAGAAAGAGGTTACACAGACACAGGGTAAAGAAAACTTCTTAGATTTTATTAAGCATGTCTATCCAGACTATAAAGTAGGAGCACACCATGCAAGATTGGCGCATTTGTTTGAAGAGATTTCAGAGGGCAAAAGAAAAAGGGTTATCGTTAATATTGCCCCTCGTCACGGGAAGTCGGAACTTATATCTTACTTGGCTCCCGCGTGGTTTTTGGGAAAACATCCTGCGAAAAAGATCATCATGGCTTCGCATACTGCGGATCTGGCAGTTAATTTTGGACGCCGAGTTAGGAATCTGGTGGGCTCAGACCCGTATAAAGATATATTTCCTAATGTCTCGCTGCAAGCGGATAGTAAATCGGCTTCTAGATGGGGTACTAACTTTAATGGGGAGTATTTCGCAATTGGTGTTGGCGGGGCTTTGGCTGGTAGGGGCGCCGACCTATTCATTATTGACGATCCACACTCAGAGCAGGATGCTAAACTTGGAAAGTCAGACGTTTTTCTACCGGCGTGGGAATGGTTTCAGTCCGGTCCGCTTCAGCGTCTTATGCCTGGTGGTGCTATTATTGTTGTTATGACTCGATGGTCTAAATTAGACTTGACAGGACAGATAGTTAATCAGATGGTGAAGAATGAAGATGTAGATGACTGGGAAGTAGTAGAGTTTCCGGCTATTTTAGAGGATGAACACGGAGAAGAGACCCCATTATGGCCAGAATTCTGGCCCTTAGAAGAATTACAGTCAAGAAGGGCTGCTATTGACATAAGATATTGGAATGCACAGTATATGCAGAACCCTGTATCAGAAGAAGGGGCACTAATCAAGCGGGAATGGTGGAATATATGGGAAGAAGACGACCCACCCTCCTGTGAATTTATAATAATGACGTTAGATGCGGCACAAGAAGCTAATAATAGGGCGGATTACAACGCCTTGACAACTTGGGGTGTGTTTTTTAACGAAGAAGTCAATAATTATAATATAATACTACTCAATGCTATTAAAGAACGGCTAGAATTTCCTGAATTGAAGCAATTGTGCCTTGATGAGTACCGTGAATGGGAACCTGATGCATTTATTGTAGAGAAAAAGTCTAATGGAGCAGCACTTTACCAAGAATTTAGGCGAATGGGTATACCTGTTGGTGAGTTTACACCCGGTAAAGGACAAGATAAAATAAGCCGTGTGAATGCTGTGTCTGATTTGTTCCACGGAGGGGTCGTATGGGCTCCAGATAGACGCTGGGCACACGAAGTAATAGAAGAATGTAATGATTTTCCCTCTGGAGCTAACGATGATTTGGTGGATTCAACCACTTTAGCATTATCTAGGTTCCGGCAGGGTGGATTTATACGGTTGCCAAACGATGAAGAAGATGATATACAAACGTTCAGAGGTCGTGGACGAAAAAGACTCTATGCACTATAAAATAAATAATGGGATAAGATGATGGGTGATATTGATAAAGGACTATACGAAGCGCCACAGGGAATGGAAGCGCTAGGCGAAGAAGAAGTTGCCATCGAGGTAGAGATTGTTGATCCCGAAGAAGTTACCATAAAAATGGGTGACGAGGAGATAGTAATTGACCCTGATGCAATGGACGATGACACCTTTGCAGACAACCTAGCAGAAGAGTGCTCTGAACAATACCTTGCGGAACTTTCGTCTGACTTACTAGAAGATTTTTCTAATGATATCAACTCAAGAAAAGACTGGTTAGAAACTTACGTTGATGGTCTTGAATTACTAGGTCTTAAAATAGAACAAAGAAGTGAGCCTTGGGAAGGGGCCTGCGCCGTATTCCACCCGCTCTTATCTGAAGCTCTTGTGAAGTTCCAAGCAGAAACAATGATGGAGACGTTCCCCGCAGCGGGACCCGTTAAGACTTCTATTGTAGGTCGTGAGACACCAGAGTGTGTAGAAGCTGCCGCTCGTGTACAAGAGAATATGAACTATCAGCTCATGGACAAGATGCCTGAGTATCGACCCGAGCACGAGAGAATGTTATGGGGTCTAGGACTCGCAGGGAACGCGTTTAAGAAGGTTTATTATGACCCCAGCCTAGAACGCCAAGTATCTCTATTTGTCCCTGCAGAGGACATGGTAGTGCCCTACGGAGCTTCTAATCTAGAGACGGCAGAACGTATTACTCATGTGATGCGAAAAACCAAACAAGAACTACACAACCTTCAACAAATGGGTTTCTATCGTGACATTGAGCTGGGAGACCCTGGCTACGATTTAGATGAAGTTGAGAAGAAGATAGCAGAACAAATGGGCTTTGATGCGACTAATGATGATCGCTACAAAATCCTAGAAATGAACGTTGATCTTGACTTAGAAGGTTATGAGGATAAAGACGACGGAGAAGAGACAGGGATAGCGCTACCTTATATAGTAACTATTGATAAAGGAACTTCTGAGATCTTAGCAATCAGACGTAACTGGAATCCACATGATAACCTACGTGCTCGCAGACAACACTTCGTTCACTATGGTTACATCCCCGGATTCGGTTTTTATTGCTTTGGTCTAATTCATCTCATCGGGGGGTTTGCTAAATCAGGGACTATGCTTCTTCGTCAACTTGTTGATGCTGGCACACTCTCTAACCTGCCCGGTGGATTTAAAGCGAGAGGACTTAGGATTAAAGGGGATGATACTCCTATAGGTCCGGGTGAGTGGAGAGA